TACAAATTAGTTTATTAGAGAGAAAAAATGTATGGATTTCTATACATTTATCATTTATATATTGTGGACATTTTACACCCTTTTTTGCTAATAAAATATGACTAAAAATTTCTATCCACCTTTTCGTATTATGTTTTTCGATGAGATATGCTACAAAACATTTTATTATTCCATCAAAAAGATGGGGATAATATTCTGATGATGTTGAACGCATTAAAAAATTGATATATCCACAATTATGAAGATTGTTGGTTGATTGAGAATCTGATTTTTTAGTATGGGTGTTATAACAGCGAGGACATAACACATTCATAAAAACTAAACAAAAATCGGCAAAATCTTTATTCACTCTGTTAAAATCATCTACATTTGTTTCTAACGCTATCATTTCTCGTATTTTATCGGTAACATCAAGTTTATTATCTCCTTTTCCATAAGATGCTGATTTTATTTTTTTTATATTTTTAATTACTTTTGGTTCACTATCATTGAACGTTTTTTTTATGCTTTCGTTGGTTACTGATATTATATGAAGTGTTAAGTACTTTGCTTGGTTTTTTAGAAAACCCTCAGGTGCTATGTGTTTACCAAACCCTTTTTCCATTTTTAAAACCACCATATTTTCTATGTAGTATAACATGTATATTCTATTTTTTTTTATATTTAGAAACGTAATCCTGTAATATTGAAATTTCACAGGATTCGGGGTCATCTTTGAACTGTTTCAATGATATAAACTCCGGTTTTTTGTGTGATGGTGTTTTGTAATATAAATATAATCCATACTTGCTCTTTCGTAGAGACAACTCATTTGTAACTATACGAACAACATCCTTTGTTTTATTTCTCATTAATGACACAACGTCATCCACTGTGACATCTATGATATCCTTTTCTAGATGAGTTAATGAGACCGTTTTGTCATCTACTAGCGCGTAATATCCATACTTTCCTTTTTTTATGAGAACATCTTTGTCTTCATATTGACCTATACATTTAGCATTATGATTTTCATCCAAAATATCAGTCAGTGTATATTCCCCTCTCTCCAGTTTTTGTATATCAATATCTTTGCGAACATTTTTGAAAGACACTGTTTCGCCATTATCAGTGGAATACTTAATAACTGGACCGTATTTACCAATCATATAGGTGTGATGTTCATCAATATGAATCTGTTTTCTCTCTTGAATACATGGCGATGCATCTATATCGCTCAAACAGGTTTCGCACAACGTATACCAGACTACTTCGTCTTTCGCAATTTTATCCAACTCATTTTCCATATCTTTCGTGTAATCATACTCGAAAAACTTTGCGAAATGGGTTAGCAAATACTCAATCACCATTATCCCGACGCTTTGAATAACCAATTTGTTTTTTTCATTTCCAAACTCGCGTTGGTGTTCCACTTCACTTAACTCTTCTCCCACTAATTCAAAATCGACGCAACTCAACTTTTTCCCCTGAATATTGTCGCGCTTGACATAGCCACGTTCCTGAATTTTTTCAATCAACGACGCAAACGTGGAGGGTCTTCCTATCCCTTTTTCTTCCAGTATTTGCACTAGTTTTGCTTCAGTATAGTGCTGTTTCAATTCTTTCAATGTCACTTTTGACACTATTTTTTTATAGGTATCTACTGTTTTTAAAGTTCGTAAGTAAGCATAAATTGGGTTTGTTTCCTCATACCCAGCAACTGCTTTCCATCCCGGGAATACAACTTGTTCCGTGGAATACCGATATTCTTTCTCTTCTGGAGCACTAATTACAGCAGTGACAGCGTCGTATTTTGCTTGTGCCATACAACTCTCCACTGTATTTCGCCATATGAGATAATACATTTTCTTCTCCTTAGACGAAAACTCTTCCGGGAGTTCAGTGCGATTCACGTCAGTAGGACGTATTGCCTCATGTGCTTCCTGAGCATTGTTGTTGTCCTTGCTATCCTTGCTATCCTTGCTATCCTTGCTATCCTTGCCATTCTTGCCATTCTTGCCGTCCTTGCCGTCCTTAGTCTTTTTCGCGTTTACCTTTTTACCTTTTTCTTTCTGTTCTCCCATTTTTTCCAATTGAGGATGAATATACTCTTCATTCCATTTTCTCTCTACATAGTCTTTTACAGTAGTCAAAAACTCCTTGCTATATATTTCACTATCAGTTCTCATATAAGTTATAAATCCACCTTCATAGAGTTTTTGACAGAGAGACATGGTATCTTTCGGACTCACACGCAATTCGGTATTTGCCGTTTGTTGAATCCTACTCGTCGTAAAAGGTTTAGGAGGATTCTTCGTTGTTTTTCTAACTTTTCCACATGAATAACGATATTCAAAATCTACGCTCTCTTCCAGAAACCCCTCCATATCTTCTTTCTCTGTAAATTGATGATTGAGAGAGAAAGGAAGTGTGTTATTTGTAAAATACCCTGTAGTGCTATAAACCATCTTTCCTGGTGATTTATCGATTTCTTTTTGATTTTCATAAATAATTCGCAATGCTGGTGTTTGACAACGTCCAGCAGAGAGACCGGTTTTTGATTTTCGGGAAATATGTGCCCATAAAAGTGGTGATAACTTGAACCCTACAATAATATCCAGAATTTGACGGGCTTGCTGTGCATGAACCACATTCATATTGATAACTGTAGGTTGCTTTATAGCACGCTGGATAGCAGGTTTCGTTATTTCGTGGAATATAATCCGTTTAGTGGTTGTCACAGGTAATTTAAACAATTGACATATATGCCAGGCGATTGCCTCGCCTTCACGGTCATCGTCTGTTGCCAACACCACCTCATCACACTTTTTTATCAATCCCTCTAATCGCTGAATCTGTTGTTTTTTACTCTCAATCATTTTAAAACTGGGTTTAAAATGATTTTCTACATCCACATCCTTGAGACTTTGGAGCGTGGTTATATGACCATATGAGGCAACACATTTGTATCCAGGACCTAAAAATCCCTCAATCTTTTTACACTTAGCAGGTGATTCAACGATAACCAATGCGTTTTTTACATGTTTTGATGTCATATCACTCTATGAAACCGTCTATTAATTTATTATAGGATTTTCTCTTTATTATATTTCAATATTTAGTGTTGTGCTTTAAACTCAGCATACGTAATTTTCTTTCCTTTACTTGGTGCTTTTTCCTTTTTGGATTTTCCTCCACCACCACTTCTTGATTGGAGTTTCTGTTCCTTTCTCAGTGCCGTATCAATATACAACTCTTTAAGGATTTTCCCCACCTTAAACGAACCTTCATGTTGGTCCATAGCACCATTCTCTATATCTCTGAGCACGTTTACAAACTGCATTAAAATATCCAAATTCAGTTCGTTCTTTACCAACTTATTGTAAATATCAGTGTAATTATTAAACAAAAAAGAACATTGTTTTAGACATGTTTGTTTGAAGAACTCTTTATTTTGACTACCAGGATATTTTTTTACCAACTGGATATAAGAAGAAACATCTTGGCGAATTTTTTCACTGTGTTTTAGTTCGCGAATGCGTGCGGTTTGATCTTCTACGTTATTTGCTTTAATCATTTCTTGAAGTTTAAGTCGTTCAACTGGATTCATTTCCATATTTTTGTTATAATATTTTATTTTCTCTTTAATATATAATATGACAAGCAACGCATCGCTAAAATTAAATAACGTTCTCCCCCCAGTGGAAACATATGGAGGTGTTGGAAATCCTTATGAAACTTCTTTGAAACATCGTATGGATAGTGTGAATACCCAGAATGAACTGAATAAAACCCACGGGGGTTCTCTTCGTAGACCAATAAGAGAGAGAACAAGAAAACGTGTTCACTGGGGAGGTTCTACTATTCGACCTGCCGAAATAACCGTTCCACAAGCTCCTACGTTCGGTATGCCGGAGCATGGTCCAAACAATGGTAATACCTTATCAACAAGTGCTAGTAAAACCTTACTTGCTGGTGTGTCAAATTCTCAATACGATAGTGATGTTAAAGTCCCACCTCTTCCTTCTCAATCTGGTGGTTCATTACTTCAACGTTTAGAGAGACTAATCCCAAAAAAGCACAGCAAGAAAAAGCACAGCAAGAAAAACATAAGCAACAAAAAGCACAGCAAGAAAAACATAAGCAACAAAAAGCACAGCACGCGAAAGAAAACACAGAAAAAAAAATAGAGAGTTAATGTAATATGAACGGATATGATATCACATTAACTAGTATTATTATACTGATATTCCTTTTTCTCTATCTAGTTCCTCTAATGAGTGTAGGAGTTAAAAATATACGCCAAAACTGGGTTAAGTACCGATGTAATCCAATGGTAATGCCCTTAGCAAGTTTTTTTGGAGAAGACCCAACTAAAACATTCACTTATTGCACCCAAACTATGATGAAAGATTTTATGGGATATTTATTACTTCCTCTTCAACATTCGATTAATATTATTCAAACAACGGGAGGACAGTTTGAGGAATCGATAAATGATGTTCGTAAAGTTATTTCATCAACACGCTCTTTTATAACATCAATCGTTCAGGATATTTTCGGCATTCTTTTGAATATTCTTGTTGAAATACAAAAAACAATGATTAATATGAAAGATTTGGTCGGTAAACTAGTGGGAATCATGACCGCCATTCTTTATATGGTTAGTGGAACTATGGATGCTATGCAATCGGCATGGAGTGGACCCCCTGGACAAATGACACGTGCTCTTTGTTTTGATCCAGCAACTAAAGTACGTTTGGAGAATGGAGAGTTGAGAGAAATGTCCCAATTGGAATTAGGAAATATTCTTAAAGATGGTTCGGTCATTGAAGGAGTATTAAAACTACGAAATACAAATGGTGATACCTACTATCAATTAAGTGGTGGAGAGAACGACGCGACTATTTTAGTCACTGGGTCCCATTTAATAAAAGACTCTTCAGATAATTTTATCCCAGTAAAAAATCATCCAGACGCACGTAAAAGTGAGAAGAGCAATGATTTTTTTTATTGTTTGATTACATCCTCACAGCGTATTATTATTGGAGAGAGAATATTCTGGGACTGGAATGACGATGAAATAGTAAAGAAACAAGCGAATAATGTAGCATAATTAATTTATCATCTTAATATAAGTTTATGGAGGCAAAAATAAATAAGATATATGAGAATCAATCTTTTTTTGATAGATACAATGCTTCTGTGCTAGGTGCTTCATTTTTATTGTTTGTGTTTTTCTTACTTGTTTCCTATAGTTACGTCCAGAGGCACATTACACCTATTCGCACTAACTGGACACAAGAAAGGTGCTCTCCAGCAGTAATGCCTTTTGCTGGTTTTATCAATGCTCCACGAGGAAAGAATAAATTTAGTTTTACTGCCGAGAATTTCAATTACTGTGTTAAATCAATTGTGAAAGATATGGCAGGACTAGCTGTGTTGCCTATTGAGGCAAGCATTAATATCATTAATGATGCCTTTAAAAATATTGAAGAAGCAATTAACGATATTCGCAAAATTATTTCGGAAGTTCGCACAGGTAGCGAGGACATTACTAGAAATATCATGAATCGTTTGTTATCTATTCTCATTCCCTTTCAGCGTCTTATCATTGTGGCAAAAGACGCTATGATGAAAACGCATGGTGTTCTCTATACGGGATTATACACTGCTTTAGCGAGTATGATGACACTTCTCTCTGCTTTATTTAATATAGTTAATTTTATCAAGGCATTTCTCATAGCTGCTGTTGCAGCAATTGCTGCTATGTGGTTGATACCTTTTGTGGGAATTGAAATGGCACTAGCAGCAACCGCAACTGTAACTGCCATATCAATACCATTTGGAATATTGCTAAAGACAATGGACAATATTGAGACAAAAACTGGTGTTCGCCCCAGTTGCTTTAAGAACAATACACTCATTCGTGGATTGAATAACGTGCTCTATACTATTGACTCTATTCCGTTGGGAACCCAACTTATGTGTGGTGGTTCAGTGACTGCTGTTCTTAAACTCGATGCTAAAGACGAAACAATGTATACTTTAGGAAATGTTACCGTCAGTGGAACCCATAAAGTAAATTATGAGGGTAATTGGATATATGTAAGAAATCATCCTCATGCTTCTCCTCTCTCCAACTTTACAGACAAATACATTTACTGTTTAAATACTACCAAAAAGAAATTTGCTGCTGGAGATTATATCTTTATGGATTGGGATGAAATAGACATAAAATCTAATTTAGAAAAATATAAATGTTCTCGAACACAAGATATTTTTGATACAACCGAAAATGGATTTCACCCAGATACTGAACTCCAGGTTTTAGAAAAGGGAACTACACCCATTCATGAAATTGAGGTAGGGGATACATTGAAGACTGGAGAGAGAATAACAGGAATTGTTTCTATTTTTAATAATAAACCCCTTTTTGACTATCCACTTTTTACTGGAACTATTGGTCTCTCTAATATTCAAGATTTAGGCAAAAATAAGAATAAAAATATATCGGATAAAAAAACGGATATTTTATATCACCTATTAACCAACACTGGTTCTTTTCATATCAAACAACAAAAACTTAAGGATTATAATTGGAATATTGATTACTTCGATTACTTCAATTAATTATATTGATTTTTTTTTATAAACTCAATATATAAGAAGATGAATCTCTCTGTTTTTGGTTTTAAATTCGATCTTTGGAAGGCACTCATTTTTATGACCTTAGGTTTTTTGATTTCCTCCCACATCGTATGTGGTTGCTGTAAAATGACAATGAAGGAAACCATGACAACTTTAGCAAACGCTGCCACACTTGATCACAATAATAACGCTGATATGAAAGGTTCGTGGATGAGCAAATCACTCGCATATGCCGGTGATATGGGTTATCAATCTATTTTGGATAAGCACGCAAATTATAAGGGAACCCCTGTGCCCTTGGAAAATACCTTATTTTATTTCCAAGATAATGAATTCAAACCAGAATGCTGCCCTACTACTTACTCTACCTCCACTGGATGTGCGTGTACCTCACCTGAACAAATGAAATACTTAAATGAGCGTGGTGGAAACCGCACTATGCCAACCGAATTTTAATTTTATTACATAAATCTTGACGAAACAGGTCTAGTTCTTTGTATATTATTTAATCCACGTTGATTAAATGATGAATATTTTATACCAGATTGGTTCATCATACCAGGTTGGTTCATCATACCAGGTTGGTTCATCATACCAGGTTGGTTCATCATACCAGGTTGGTTCATCATACCAGGTTGGTTCATCATACCAGATTGGTT